GGGCCATCGTGCGCCGGTGCGACTCGACCGTCACCCGCTTGATCCCCAGCCGCTCCCCGATCTGCTGCGAGGTCAGCCCCTCGGCCATCAGTTTCAGGATCGCCACGTGCCGGGGTGTGAGCCTGTTCATCGCTGCGCCTGCGCCTCGCACGCCGTCTTCTGAGCGCGCACCTTCATTTGCGTGATCGAACCACCGTTGACGATCGCGCTCCAGTTCTGGTACGGGTAATTGAGAACGGTCTCGTATAGGTCCGCCGTGAACGCAGCCATGTCGGCTGCCATCACGCACTGCACTCCGCCAGCCGTAGCGGTTGGCGCGACCGTGGGAACCGCCGTGGGTACGACCGTGGGCGTCACTGTCGGCGCGGCCGTTGGGCGCGGAGTAGCGGTCGCCGTAGCCGTCGCAGGAACCACCGTGGGCGTCACTGTCACCGTCCCGCATGGGCATGGATCACAATCACAGTCGGGCGTCGGTGTCGCGAGCGGCGATTGTAAGAAGCTGGTCGCGGTCGCGCTGGGCTCTGGTGGCGGCTCCGGCGCACCTGACCAGCCATCCAGGAACGCCAGGGCCAGCCACACCGCCATTGCCCCGCGTACCTGGCCGAGCTTGGTCAGATGCCCATTCCCGGACGCCGGATTGCTCGTATACGCCGGATAGCACAGGCCCGGCGTGAAGCCAAATAACGAGGTGCAGGCATCACCATCAAGGTCATAGGCCTCCAGATCCGCCAGATCCAGCAGCACGCCACCACTCCAGACTGCCCGCGCGCGCATGAGGTTGTTGTACTCGGCCGCCGCGACGTTCGACCCGTTGTTCAGCGAGCTGGTCCAGTACCAGCGCGGCACACCCCGATCATCCTGGTAGCCTTCATAGGCCACCACGTTGCCCGGCGCGCCCAGGTCGTTGAAATAGCGCAGCACATCCGGCTGCTCGACCTCCATGTAGCTGTGCCCCCAGGACAGCGCCGCATAGTCCCCCGGCTGGGCCGCCACCTCATTCTGGAAACACTGCCACAGTTCGTTCCAACCGCCACAGCCGGCCTCATCCATCATGGCATATCGGATGTTGGCCATGCTGAAGCGTGGGCCGACCAGGCCTGTCAGCCCCAGTGTCTCCACCGCCGCGTCGCAGCTATCAGGCCCGGTACCGGCCAGGCAAGTCAGTCCGGTCCGGATGTTGTCCCCGACCGACTTGTCCCCATACATCACCAGCCACGATCGCAAGCGAGCCAGCTCGACGTCGTCGGCTGCAAGCTGATAGAACAGGTTGATCGTGGTGTGGTCCACTACTCGCGGCGCAGCCTGGGCACCCAGGCGGGCACCCAGGCGGGCACCCACCGCCGGCGGCGTCCGCGCGAACAGCGCCGGCACAGTCGGTCCAACGATGCAGGCCAACACCACGAATGCGGCCAGCACAGCCACGACCACGGCTGGCTTTGCGCCACTGTATCGATTACGATAAAAACCCATCCTCTACACCTCACTGTGAGTGACCATCAGATCGATCCTCACCACCGGCGCCGGCGGCTCGCCGAAATCGGCCCAGCCATCCGTCTCGTTTTCGACGAACACGCTATGGAACATCACGCCGCCCAAGCCGCCGTGAAACGCATTGCACCGCCGGCGGATCGCGATGGCCAGTGCCTTGACGGTCGAGTACATATCCGCCTCAGCCGTCACCTGAAACCGCGTCTGAGTGATGCCTGAGAACCCACTGTGCGACCGGCTCGGGCTGCTGCTGATCCGCTGATACGCGATGGCCGGCATGGTCGCATCCTGCGGAATAACTAGCGGGTACACCCGCGCAACCGGCGGCGCGCCGATCAGCGCCGTGATCGCGGTGTCCGTCGTGAGTAGCGTGACCAACCCCTCTTCAGCCGTCGCCATCGTTGCTATTAGTCCTCGTCGTCCTGTCCCTCGGCCGCGATTTTCGCCGCCTCGACCGCTTCGCGCAGCGACTCACCGAGCACCTCGACCGCCTCGCCCGACCTTGAATCGAACGCCGGTCGCAGCCACGGCCGTGCCGGCGCGCCGGGATGGTTCACCACGCCCGTCCGCACCAGACCCTCGTCACCCTCGAACGTAATCTTGCCCGCGCCCGAACTCTTGATCTCGTGCGCCGTCGTGCCCGTTTCGGCGAATTTCAGGTACCAGTGCCGCTTCGAAGGCTGGATGCGCGCCTCGACCTGGCCGCGCTTGGGCGACGAGACCTTCAGCACCGCTTTTTTTCCGGCCCTCGACGAGGGTGCACGGGCGTCCGCATCGGCTTGGATAATCTTCCCGCCGGCGCGCATGGATCCCCTGAGTGTCTTCTTCACGTTGACACCCAGATCGGCGAGCGTTTTCAGCATCTCCTCACCGCCTTCCATCTTCACGCCCAGCACATCACCCATTCGCGACCACCTCTGTGCACATCAGCACCATCTCGCCCGGCTTATTCGCATCGAGGATCGAGTCAATCTGATAGATGTGATTTCCCTCATGCACGCGCATCGTCGGGTCCAGATCGGTCCGCCGGCGGATTCGAATCCGATGCGTCAGGATCGACTCAGTCCGCTGCTGCAGCACCAGCTCGCGTCCGCTGAGCGGATCGATGGCCGCCCATACCGCAGCCACCGTTGCCCACGTAATCACTTCCTCGCCGAAGGTGTTTTTCGTGACCGTCTTCGACTTGAACGTGACCCGGTGCCGGAGCTGCCCCGCCTGCATCACAGTCTGAACCAGTACCGCAGCGTGATCTTCGCGACCACTGCTGCCACATACGGCCACTGCCACCACTTCACGTGGTAGTCAGTGCGCACCGTTTGCCATAGACTGCTCCAGACCCACCGCGTGGGCACATGGAACCGAACGACCCAGCCTACACTGGCGTCACGTCGAACCAACTCAGCACTAATCATCTCGACCTCGCCCTCTCGCGATAGCTGGTGAGCAGCACCTGTACCCCATAGGGCACGTCCTTCGGCATCGCACCGGTCGCGATCGCCGCCTCGCGCATCTCATACCAATGCGCAATCAACAACAACATGGCTTGCTTTAAGCTTTGCGGCACTGCCGCCGCGTTCGCGTAGCCGGCCACGTATCGGATGCGGATCGCCTCGGTCGGGTATAGCGTCGCGCTGGGCCAGCTCGCCCCATTAGCCAGGACCACGCGGCCCGGAACATGAGCTGCCGCGACGATGTAGTTCGAGCTGCCCCACGTCGTCTCTGTGCCATCGGCAATCTTGTATTTGATCGACGTCACACTCATCAGTGGCGGCCGCGGCAGCTCGACCGATCGGCACCATGGCCATTCATCGAGCACCAGTTCCAGCGTCTGGCTGATGATGGCATGCCAGATCCGCCGCTCGACCTCTTCCCGCGCCGTCACGATCAGGCCTGTGATCAGCGCATCGTCCTCCGTCACGTCCACGCGGCACTGCGCCTTCGCCTCGGCCAGGCTGACGGGCTCACTCACCGGCCCTGTGATGACTGTGATCGCGCTCATAGTTATTTCGCCTGGCCGGGCGTCCGCAAACCCGGCCAGGTGTCAGGAGGAGCGGCTATGCGGTGTCCGCAGCCGCACAGCCGTCTTATCCGCCGTTGTTCTTCAGCGTGCAGACCACGCTGAATGTGACGCCATTCGTGGTGCCCAGCGTCGGCACGTTGCGCAGATACTGGCCATACACCGCCGTGCGCGTGAACGTCGTGCCCGCCGTCGAGGCCGCCGCGAACGAAACCAGATCGACCCAGTTGGTGCCGTCCGCCGAGTGCTGCAGCTTGTTCGTCACCGTCTGCGTTCCTGCGGCATTCACGAACGTGCTATAGCAGTCCGCCACGCCGAACCCAGCCCACAGGTATGCCGTCCCGGTCACGGCCGTCGTCAGCCGGCTTGTCGATTGGATCGTGGCCTGCCGATAGTTGCTGACCGACGCCGGCGCCGGGTCTGAGGCCCGCGCCACCGGCGCGCCGGCGATCCCGGCCAGCACCGCACAGACCACCAACGCAAAGGCCACCAACCCACTCAGCGTTACCCTCTTGTTAATCTTCATGTCGTTTCTCCGTAGC